CGTGGTGCAACGCAAATCCAGGCCCTTGTAAAGAAAAACAGGGACGTGGACGCCGGATACAACCGCTTAGAGAATGCCGTTAAGGCGGTAATCAATGCGGAAGTGCAGTGTGCTAGTGTGAACAGCTACTTCGGGTCCGTTTGCCCCTATGGGGGCGTAGCGCAGGCAATATCGCTTGCGCGGCGTAAAATCAAATGGGTCTTAGGTGAAGTTCCTCCACTAGATAAACTCCAAGGCCGTTTCGGGCCCGGAGCAACCACCAAAGTAAAGAAGCGCGAAGCTAGCTGGGAAGCTAAGCTCTCGCGCGGTCTAGCGTGTAGCGAAGAGATGGTTCCCTTCGTCGATCGTTTCCTGGCGGAAACGCCACGCTGGTCATACGTGCACAGTGAAGCTAGCCTATCCACTCTCTCTGAGAGTGGCGTGGTTACGCCTAGCTGGTGGCGCGTACCAGTGTCGGTTGACGTGGGGCGCCTTATCTTTGTCGAAAAGAATGCGAAGACCGATCGCCCTATCGTTGTTGAACCCATTCTCAATGGGTTTTGGCAACTGGGAGTCGGTTCATACCTCAAAAAGAGGCTTCGCATCCAGGCTAACCAGGACCTGACATCTCAAGAGAGAAATCGAGAGATGGCACGAATAGGTTCACTTACGGGCAAATATGCCACGATAGACCTTAGTAGTGCAAGCGATACTATCGCTTTTAGTGTCGTCTTTGACCTCCTGCCGGAACCTTGGGTAGAATTCTTAAACTCGATGCGTACCGGTAGTGTTTCCTATGAAGGCGTGACCGTCGAACTAGAGAAATTTAGTTCGATGGGTAACGGCTATACGTTTGAGTTAGAGAGCCTGATTTTTTGGGCTCTCGCCTCGGCGTGTTGCTCCCTTTGTGGGTGTAATGAGTCAGAGGTCAGCGTATTTGGGGACGATATAATCGTACCCACAAACTCCGTAGATCTTCTTTATGCTTCCCTAACCTGGTGCGGCTTCACGGTTAATTCCGAGAAGTCGTATACCAGCGGGAGGTTTAGAGAGAGCTGCGGTGCTGACTGGCTTGCCGGCGATGACGTGCGCCCTTTCTTTAAAAAAGAAGGC